ATAATTGGTGGAGCAGTTCTTTCTTCTTCGTTGCGTCTTGTTCGGCAACGTAGATTTGGATTTTCCGAGTTGTTATCATGCTTGCTGTAGCGCTGTATATTCCCCTATTTTATTAAGGAGATACAGCAAACGTTGCGTAAATCCTTGTGTATCTGATTTTTAAGGGGAATTTGGCGAGTGGAAAATCAATCTCCCTCACCTCAAGGGCTTACAGCAACCCCGATTTTTTCATTATATGTATTCCTTGTTCTTCTCTATCTCACGCTCCATTTCCACCATTGCGGAATAGTCCGAGGGGTCGGGGATGTATATCCCAGCCGTCTCGCTCGCCCACGACCTGAACCTGTCTATCGCCAAAGTCATTTCCTCGACGCTCAACGAGGCGGTGGAACGCAGCCTTGCGGTCTCCCTCTTCAGCACCTTGTCGTACGCCTTGACCTCGAACAGCGGCCTGTTGGCCTCACACTTGAAGTAAGCCCGCTTGCAATAGTCCAATGTCTCGCCGACCTGACAGGCGAAATAGCCTATGCAGACGTGGCAAAACCTGTTCTGCCTGTCCGATCTTTGCGGCCTCCGCTCTGTAAGCTCCACGGTGCAGCCCTTGTCTGCCAAATGCTTGGCTCTGACAAGGAACTGCTGACGCTGGAACTCGTTGGAAGTGTCGTAAATCATACGCTAAGACATCAGAAAGGAAGCCCGTCATCCTCTTGCTGCACCACTTGTGGCTGTGGCGCAGGTTGCGGATTGTATGCAGGTTGAGCCGCTTGCTGAGGAGCTTGCTGCACGTTCTGTTGATAGCCGCCATTCTGCGGTTGGAACGGCTCAATGCGGAAACAGCTAACGCCCACGCCCCATTCCGTCTTGTTGGGGTCGGCCTTGCTCTTCCAGCTCCTGCCACGCAAGCGGAACGTTACCGTAACCTTGTCGCCTTTCTTGAAAGACTGCGCAATGTCGCCGTCCTTGTGGTTGATGAAGTCAAGAAGCAAGTCGTTGTCGTAACGCTCGCCTGTGTCTTGGTCGTAGCGTCCGTTGTCGAGGAACACGCTCTGCTTCGTGAACGTGTTGCCGCCCTGCGACTGCATCGTCTCTACCTTGCCAATCGCCTTGATAATTCCTGTTACTGTGTTCATATCTTTGTCTTGTATAAATATTCCGTTAAACCTCTGAAATTAACCCATTGCAGGAACTCCTTTAATAGGTTTCTGTTGTCCTGCTCCATTCCACTGTAAGCGTACACCGTGATAGGCTCGTATCGTCTCAACGGCAACCCTCTCACGTCATAACCGTGGCGTTCAAGATTGTAGCCCTCGAAGATGAACAAGTCGTAATGGAACGTGCCAAGCTCGCTCATCTCCATATAGAAATGCGACTGCGCCGACTTGATATAGTCCTCATCGCTGGGCTGCGAGTACTTTGTCTTGATGTCGTGAATCTCCAAGCCGTCCACCATGTCTATCTGCCCAGTGATTACAGCGTCGCCGTAGTCCTTGTACAGCCTGTATTCGTGAACAGCGTCGGGGTGTTCGTTACGGTACGCCAACGCAACCTTGCACTGTGCGATGTCAAGACACACGTCGAAGCCGTCTATGTTGAAGCGTCTGCCCAACGGCACGTCTTCCGTAACGTCCTCCAATTTGTTCGTGTCGGCGTTCTTGCGTCTGTATGTCCGTGTCGTAGGCTTGCAGGACACGCAAATGGGATGACCTGTCTCCACAATGGAGTGAAAAGCCGTCCCTATGCGTGTGTATTCGTTACCTTTGAACTCGCCCGTGATATTCTCTATCACGGACTGCTCGGTAATCTCGTACCTTGCGTTCTCCGACTGCTCAATGTACCTGCGGAACGCCTCAAGCGTCGTTACCCTTATCAGCGGCTTTGGCATTGTCCTGTTTCCTTACGTGAAACTCCTTTTTCGCCTCGTCGTAGTCAAGAGCGGCTTTCATCTCTCCCATAAACGGCAGCTTGAAGAACTTGGGCAGGTCTTTGGCGAGAGCCAACACTTTCTTTATGTCCTCGTCGGTCTTGACCTCCGACAGAGCCGTGCGGCAGTCCCTTATCAGCTGTTGCGCCTTTACCTGCGCTTCCGACCTGCTCACGAGCGAAGCCTTTACACGCTTGATGATGTCAGCCATAAAGGTCTCGAACTCCTTTGTGCCGTAGTCGGGTATCACGGTGGTCGGTATGCCGCCCACGTTCTTGCTCACGTAGTTGTCGAGCGTGTTGAACGTTATCGTGCGTTTTCCGTTGTCAATGTAAATATACCCCACTTGGTCTGCTATGCGCACAAGCAAGTCCTTGCTCTGCCCCGTGCAGTCGGGGGCGTGTTTGATGACATCGCCGTCCTGCGTTTCCTTGTCGTGGCAGATGAAGATGATGTCGCTGCCGTTGGAGCGCAGGTAGTTCACGAACTCCTTGAAGTCGTCGCCCATCTGTCCGAAGCGTTTTCGGGTGTTTGACTTCAGTTTGTAGTTCTTCTCTATCGCATACTGCGAGAGGTAATCGTCAATCATAGACTTCGCCGTGTCAACGATGATTGTCTTGTAACCTTTCATTGTCTCACGCTCGTTGTCTATGTCGTGCCAGTTGTTAGCCACAAGGGTAGCCTCGCAACGCTGCACGGCACGGTCATAGCCACGGTCGGTGTCTATCAGCAAGGGGTTTCCCGCTGTCGTGGCTACGCTCGTCTTGCCCGAACCGGGTACTCCGTAGAGTACGATGATGATGGGGCGTTCGGGTGTCACATCGTCCTTTTTAATGATTGCCATATTCTAAAATAACTAATTTTTTAAAATGTTATTACTAGTAGGGTATCAGACACCCCAATATAAACGCGCCCACCGCAAGGAGCGTGAGGCGGAAGACTTTCCTGTCCTCATCGTCCCATTCCTTTAAGGGCTTTATTCTCGGTACTAAAATCTCTATAACCTTCATAGAAAACTTATTTTGATTGTATTATCTCGCCGTCATGCGCACTGCCGAAGTGGCGCATCGGCTCGCCTATCCGTCTTGTCGGCAGTCCGAGCGGCTTGTTCCACGCATACTTGCACCAGACTTTCATCTTCTCCTTACTGTCGAGGCTTCGGTCCATCCCCTTGAGCTCGTGAAGCCATTCCGCGTAGTTCATCATCACTTCTCGTATTTTATGTTCCTCGGCATAATGCTGTCAAGCCGCTCCTGCAAAATCACGCTCTTGTGGTTGTAGTCATCACGTTCAGCTCTTGCGCTTGCAATCGTGAAGATATGGTATGCCACCAATAAAGCTATTACTAATGGATATGCGAAATGAGGATATTCCACAAACCATCTTTTAGCCCCGAAGAACAACCCTTTCCCGAGGTTCACGAATGCTTTGACGAGATAACCAAAGCCATTCTTGAAATAATCTTTTATTTTCATCGCTTATATATTTGTTTTTCTTGCTTTTCCATACATTATATATTATAAAGGGTCAAGCGGACTGTTGGAGGTCTCCTACGGCTGCACTGTGTGTTGTGCCTATACCAACCGTCCGCACCTTTCACCCTTTTATCGTCTTCTGAAAAGCGCCCCTACTTGTCGCAAGCAAGGGCGTGCATGCCAGTAAATTCATCTAGTAAAACTAAAAACCTTGTAATACTATATATGATGTTTGAAAATTGCCTTTTCAAAGCAAGGCCGCCGCAGGGCTGGTCGGACTTTAAATCTTATTCCCGACGGCGGCCCCAAACACTAACTTCAAATATGTAAAATATCAGCTTTTTTAAAAAAAAGTCGAGGCTACTTATCGCAAGCGCCCCCGACACCCATTGTATAACCATTTAATTATACATCATATCGGTAGAACCCTGCGCCCAATTCGATTGCAGAACCTTGAAGTTCAGCACAGGGTCGTGTATATGTACTACACAAGAATTCTTCAAGTGTGGTACATATTTTCGTACTTTCACTTTCTCACGCTGCTGTCTCGTCGCTCGTGCATGGTCTTATGACCGCCATGCAGTCACCCCTTCCAGGGGCAAATGCGACTTCAATTGCTTTTCACGCTATAAACACGCATCTGCTATAATCACGTTTCGGTTCTACCTCACTGCCGTGTGCTTACTGCGCCGCCTTATTTCGTCTTAAAGTTCAGCTAGGGCGGATAGCTGCCTGTTTATAGACCAGATGTCTCGTTGTTTTAAGGGCGTTGCTCGTTCGCCTAGCCGTTTCAAGGGGATGACGGATAACCCTTATGTCTTTATCTCGACAGGTAGTCGAGTATCGCCTGCTTCTTCCAACCGTAGTTGTTGTGCGGCAGGTTCTTCTTGTATAGAGTGCTTTTTGCGCAGCCCAAGAGTGCGCAAGCCTCTTGGCAGCTGACGATGTCCGTATGCTCCAACCTGTAGAGCTCCAAGGCTATCTTTTTTCCTAATTCATCTCCCATAGCTACGCCTTTCTTGTCACCTCCACGACGTTTTTCGTCACGAGGTGGATAGACCACTCGCCAACGCCCCTGTTCTTTAAGGTGTTGGCCATCACTTTTGCCGACTGCACCTTGTTGAACGTAGGCAGTTCTAAGACCTCCACGCCGCCTATCGGCATCTCGGTCAGATTTTCTAGGGAGACGTACCCCCTTTTTATTGCCCTTTTCATTTTTTAACTTTTTTTGTTTGGCGGTGCGAAAGAAAAAGCCTACCTTTGCCGTTGGTATATGGTAGTTTGGCCTCCAGGTCAGGCCTCTCTTTCTTTTGCCGCATCTAACTAATTTATTTCGGGTGCAAAGATAAGGCAAAAGACTTATATAAACAAGTAAAATGTCTAATAATTAAAATATTTTAAGACTTATGACTGATATTTGCGCAAAATTGAAAGAGTATTTCACATTTAAGGGGTTAAATCTGTCTGATGTGGAAAGGGATTGTGGGTTTAGCAAAAATTCACTACGCAAGTCATTTGACAGGGGTTCGGCGATAGGCTCTGACAAATTAATGATTATAATGGCGGCTTATCCCGATATATCCGCAGAATGGTTGCTGAGGGGCGAAGGACAAATGGAGAAGAACAATCAAAACGTGTCCGATATACATAACAGCAGCGTACACGGCGTTAATGTGAATGGCAAGGATATACACATAGATTGCCCTTTCACGGACGAAAAGACTATACCTATTATTGAGTTTACCCGAAACTACCAAAAGAGTGTTGAGACCTTCCAAAACCAAATTAATGAATTGTTAGTAATGATGAGGTATGAACAATCAAAACGTTAGCTATATAAACCAGTCGGACGTAACCGCAAACATAAATATGCCTGATAACACACACGGCGGCAGAAGCTCCGCAGGAAAGCCATATACAATATTCCTGTATGTGCTGTGTGGTTTGTCTTTATTTTTTAGCATTGCCGCAATATGCAAGGCTTTGCCACGAGAAGCTGGCTTTGATTATCTCGGTATAATCATTGGTATTTTAGCCTTGCTTGTAACAGTGCTAATGGCTTGGAATATATATACGGTCATAGATACCAAAAAGATAAGGAACGATGCTTTTGAATATATAAACAAGGAGGTTGATAGGCGTGGAAGAGAATTGGTGATTAGCGTTTTATGTTACGCAGATACTCTTAACGTGGATGACTACTTAATGAGGAAATACCCTGAAGCTGCAACTGATTTTCTATTCAAGGCAATAGAAGACTGTATGGGAAAACTTTATAGTGAATCTGCTATAAAATCGGCTGTAACAAAGCTATACATTGTCTGTTGTTAATACAACAAAGACAGTTTGTGCATATTTAGAGCAAAAAGAAAGAAATATCTTTCCTTGCTTTCCCAAATGAACGGAACTTATGTCCCTCTTATCGTTAATGCTATTTCCAACGCAAAAGAAAGTATGGATTGTCCTTATAACGACTATTATTAACATAACTATGAGACAATTACTATTATTAATCGCCTTGTTGCTCTCAATGAGCGCAGGCGCACAAAAAGTTCTTAGTGTTGACATTAATACCACAAGCAAGAAATTTGCCGTAGCGATGCTCAAAAAGGGCTACAAGCCGACAGAGAAAGTCGCTGGCGAGAC